AGTTTACACACTAACAAAAGATACAAACATTTTGTAGATGAGGAAGAATAATATTTAGTTATCATTATTAAAATAATAACTACATATTGTAGAATGTATGAGGTGGGATTCGAACCCACGAAGCATAGCATAGGATCTTAAGACCTACCCCTTTGACCGCTCGGGAACTCATACTAGTTAGTATCCGCCTGATACTATATCACGATTTCATTTATTGCTTCAATGCTTTTTTTGCTTTACGTTTTTTGGTTTCTTTTACATCAGGAATCACATCAGGAAGTTTGAGACTTTCACATACTGGTTCGTCTACTATTTCTGGTTTAGATTCAACTGATACTTGAGAGAGATCAGAATCTGAGTTATCGCCCATTTCAACTTGTTTTTCTGGTGAGATAGCATCAGCCTTCTTCATTTTCTTTCGTTCATAATATTCTTTTGATTTCATTCGTTTGTATTCCAAAAATTTAGGATCGGCTTCTTTACGTACTTGATAATATTTCTTACGTTGTGCATTAATCTTTTCACGATTAGCGATTCTATATTTTTGGTTAGATGTCATTGGTTTGACTTCTTCCACTATACTTTCCATTATATTATTTAGTAGTCACGTCTTTAAGTCTTTTTCATTACATTCACATGACATGGAATTTTAAAGGGGTCAATTCCTCCTTTTTCATCCTCACTTGTTATACTCTCGGTAGGTTTAATTACATCGATTTCTTTTCTCAAATTAGGATCTTCTGACCTAAAGAAATGCTTTAAAATATATTCATTCTTTTTAAAATCAACATTATGGTTTAGATCATCAAACATATCAATAAATACCGCTACATCATCATGTAGAACACCTGATCTATATTTTGAGGCATTAACAAAATGACCAAGAGCTAAACAGTACCATCCACATGCATTATTCATTAAACTTTGAACATCTTTCATTGTATGAGGTAGTCCATTTTGACCTGTAGTATTTTTGACAACTTTTTTAATTATTTCAGGTGGTGATGCTCCATAAGGATCAAAATAAATTGCTTCTGTTGAACCATTACCATATTCTACAACTTCTAAAAAAGTCCAATGTGTACCATCGTTCTCATGACCATCCTCATCATGACTATCTTCTAAATTAACAATATATGCTTTGTTAAATTCTAATTTTTCAGGAAGTTCATCCTTAAAACATACACAACCAATTGGTATATTCATTCTTTTTGCCATTTCATTTATCTGTGAATCAGTAAGTGACATTTATTATTATGTATACGATTTATTCCTTTAAATTCTTTTCATAATTTTTCCTTGTGCATAATCAATAGCCTCATTGCCATGTGCACGACCGAATTTACGTAAATCATTTTTAATATTTCTTCCACCGATACGCTTCATGATTTTACCTTGAGCATAATCGATTGCTTCATTACCATGTGCTCTTCCATATTTACGTAGATCATTTTTAATATTACATCCGCTTAATCCTAAACCTACACCTAATCCCCGACCAGCATATAAACCAGATCCTAAACCATGATCTTCAGAATCTTCATGACCACCTTGTTCATAATGTTGATATTGAGGAGGCATAAAATGTTGCATCTGAAAGTTAGCACTGAATGGTTGAGAAATAAGAGCAGGTGGTACAAATGTATGTAACATACCTCCATTTAATCCAACAGATCCATGCTCCATAACAGAACCACCTTTGATGTAAGATCTTGATCGTGGTGCTTGTTCATTATCTTCACCATCATCTCCATCAAGTGCACTACGTAGTGCTTTACGTGCATTAATTCCCATTTTAGACATACTTGCTTGTTTTGCCATTTGCATTGCATTATCGATACCAGCACGTCCCATATAATTGTAATTTTTTTGTAAATGATCACCTAATGATTTAGATAGTTGTGCTCGTTCTACATTATCTTTAACTGATCGTTTGACTTTACGAAATAAACCTTTACCCTCAGATTCACGAGATGGAGGTTCTTGTAATTTAGATGGTTCTGATGGAGATGGAATCATTGATGCTCCTTCAGATGGATCATTCATTTCATTATGATGTAATTCTTCTTGTGATAATTCTAATTCTAAACCCTTATCACGTGAGAAGGCTTTAGTTACTCTATTGTATGTATGTGGATGAACAATAATGTTAAACCCTGTACCCTTTTTAACACGAACTTTCATGCCTTTTCTTAATTTTCTTAATTGTGATGGACTTGCGTCAATACTTATAGTGTGCATTAATATATTTAAGAAGTTATCTTTTTAAATATATATCATTATTTAATAATTAAGTTAGAAAATTATACACGTGCTCCAGTAAGTGCATCGATCTGGATCTCAACTCCGTATTCAACAAACACGAAATAATCCATTGCTTTTGAAGATACATTAGTACCTAAGATTTGTACAGATTTAGGAACACTCATTTCGACTGGCAACATGCGTTCAACATTTACATAGTAATAGCAGTAATTTAAATCAAATGCTTGACGATCAATTAAACTAGATGTAATACCATCGGTAAGACCTCCGTTTACAGCATTTTGACCATACAATTGATGATTAAATTCTTCCCAAATGTAACGCTGAGTGTTATAGATGGCATTCTGTCCACTAATCTGTACGTTAAACTGAGTTAGATGTGAAAGAGGTGATGTTGTACCAGTTCCAGCAGTATCGAAAGGACTTTGAAATACAGGAACACCTTTAATAAATCCAGTATTAGTACTGTTAAGAACACCAAATCTATTGGTAAAAACTGTACCAGAATCAGCAGTAGTAGATGAGAAAAATGGTAAAATTAGCACGGACTTAATATTTGAAATTCCATTTGTAACTAAATTATTCATTAACCCATTAGCAGCAACATTTAAAATTTGGTACTGATACACATCAGTATATTTAATTTGTTTTACACTATTGGAAAGATATGCTTGTTCAAAAGTTGGATTAAATGTCATCGCAGGAACATATAAATAGATTGATTTAGATAATAGTCCAGACCCAGTACCCCCTGTTACAGATGTTAATGTTTGATCTAAACAGGTTGCACCAACTGAAAGATTTGCAGTAAGTGTATATGTAATTTGACCTGCAGCTGTACTAGTAGCGACAGAAGAAATTAATGGAGCTGAACCATTAGAAGTACATGCAGATGCAATCATAATAGGATTTACTCCACCTACAGCATTTGATACGGCACTACATTGCATACCAGCAGGTGAAAATGCACCTGCACCTGCCTGTACTTGAGCACATTTAATGGTAGATGATGAATTATTTAAATTTAATGTTAATTTCATAAATACACCCTTTAATAATGGGCACATATTAAAAAATGAATGAATATGTTTTAAATATATCGCTCCAACAATTGAATATTGAATATATCCTAAAGATGTAACAGTAATAGTTGATGTAGAACATGAAATACTGTCAGCACGTTTACTAGATAAATATGATTTCCATAAATCTGTAGTTTTAGATGCAGATAATAATGAACTATATGCAGTGTTATTTGATCCAAGATCTGATGTACGTGTAGATGGGCCAGAAAAACTTGAAAATGCATCAGGGTTATAATTAATTAATCTTTGACGTAATAAAAACCCTTCATTACCACACATAGAATTAAATGAATTGTGTTGTGCAAAAATTGTTGTTGGAACTTGTACAAAATTTGTATTATTTACTGTACCTTGTCCTGAAAATGTATCATTTATATTAACAGTATCGCCAACAGCCCTATTACCAGAATTAACTGCTGAATCAGGATAGAAAAATCCCCATGTAGTAGGATCATCAGGAAAGAAACCGATTGTTGCACCTTGTGTAGAAACGTCATTTAAGGATAGGGATGTCAACAGCTTGAAAGAATTCCACATGTTAATGAACGGTGTTTGTTGGCAAATAGTAGTTCCGTTGTACTCCAACGTAAAACTGTGGATGATTTGACCAAACCAGTTTTTTAAACCGATGGAATGATCTAAAGATGTTGTTGTTGATGCAGCAGTACCAGTTGTACCGCATCTAATTAAATTAATTGAAGTAGTTGCAGCAGTTTGAGCAGTGATGGAAGGTGTTGCAGTATTTCCTAACGTCAGTAAAAATGGACAGGAAAGATACGCTTCACGATATGACATATATTTGTTACTGTTTGAGAGTTGTGATGTGTCGATGATGGATTGATTATTATTGTAATTTTGATTTTGATTATCTAAGATGTTTACCCAGTCCTTACGGACGAAAACATTTGGAGTCCCTTCTACTTCTTGGGATAAGTCGAATACTAATTTATCACTCATTATTAGATTATATCAGAATATTCGTTTAAATGGTTTTATATTGTATGTGTTACATATAATATAAAAGTTATAAAAATCAGAAGGACATTGTGATGTTCTTACGTTTCACATGTAATTTTGGTTCAATATTTAATTTTGAAAGTTTATCAGATAATGATTTCATTCCTGTTCCAGATGATTCCATGCCTTTACGAGCGTATGGATTAATTCCTGTAGTTGCGATGTAATCATCCATATCAGAGTATGATGATGCTCCACCACCGCCTCCAGTATTTAATAATACTGATCCCATACCTTGTCCGTACAATCGTTTAGTATGAGATACCATTTTTGCATTAGAGAACGGTAATTTAATGTGTCTTGTTGTGCTATATACCATATTATTATATATACAATCATCTTTTTATATAGATATCATCAGATAAAATCACATTTCAGTTTTTCTTTATTGA